GATCGCGATGGTGCCGCCAGCGGGGACGACAGCGGTCACGCCCGATCCGACGGTGGTGTACTGGTCGGCCCCGTTGACGGCGACGTGCGTGGTGGTGCCCGCGCCGATCGCAACGGCCACGGGGAACGTGTACGGGTTCGACACCGGGACTGTGGTCGCGGGGACCGCCGGGGTCGTCACAGCGGGAAGCGCGCCCGCAGGCGGCAGCGACTGGACGGCGGTCACCGTCCCGCCCGTGATCGAAACCGAGACGTACTGGCCTGTCGGGTTGGCCGTCGCGGTGCCAGTCGTCGGGAGTGCGGGCGTGAACGGCGACCAGGTCCACGCGGGCGTGCCTGTGTAGGCGACCGAGATGTACTGGCCCGGTAGGACGGTGGCGGTGAAGGGGCTTGAGGTCGCCACCGACGAGCCGGAGCCTGACGCGCCGACGTAGATGTTGGTGACGGTGCCGCCGGTGACCGTGACGGCCATGCTCTGCCCGGTCGAGTTCAGTACCTGGTTCGTGCTGCCGCTGCCGGTCGTCGGGAACGCGGGGGTCGGCTGGCTCATGGTGCCTCCTAAATTGGCCAGGGCCGCGTGGCCCACGTTGTCGGTGCCGTCGATCCAAGCCCGGAGATTGCCGCTGCCGATGGCTGCGTACAGCTGGCCTGCGGTGTCGAGCCACAGCGGAGTCCCGGCTGTCCAGGTGAACTGCGGGATCGTCCCCGCCTGCCCTCCAGCCGGAGCGGTCGCCGACACCTGGGCGGTCATTGAGCTAGACCCCGACTGCGGCAGTACCGCGGCGCTCCACGTCCACGTCGGCGTGCCGGTCGCGTAGGTGAGGCTGATCGTGCCGGGATAGGGCACGATCACCGATCCCGCGGCGGCGAGCGCCTGCGTGCCGCTGACAAAGACCGCGGTCACTGTCGCGCCGGTTACGGTGATGGCCACCGGAACCCCGGAGGCGTTGTCCGCGGCGACCGTGGTAGCCGGAACAGCCGGGGTTGTCACGGGGATGTTCGCGCCGCCCTGGATCAGCTCCGACCACGTAGCGGGCCAGGGAATGGTGACATTGGCGGTCAGCACGTAGCGGCCGAACGTCATGACATCACCTCCCCTTCGCTCAGTAGCTGGTTGGCGGTACGGCCTGCTCGCCGGACAGGTACGGCGCGACCGCGGCGACGGTCACGGATACGCCGGAGTTGTGCGCACTGTTCAGCGAGTTCACGGGCACGGACGTCCCGGTCGGCGCGCCGTTGACCTCGACCACGTCGGAGGTGCCGGACGGGTCGACGATCAGCACCTGGTTCCGCGCGAACGCGGTGCCGAAGGCGGTGAACGGCAGCGCGGTCCCGCCCGCAGCCACGGACGCGCTCGTCGTCGGCAGCGCCCACGCCATCGTCGGCTGCGTCGTCGCCCACGCGATGCTGATGTTGCCGCCAATCGGGATGAAAACGGTTCCCGACGTCTGCCCCGTAGCGCTGCCGTTGACGTTGATCGCCGTCACGCCGGTGGCGACGGTGATCGTGGCGGCCACGACCGTGCCAGACGTGTTCGCGTAAACCGTGTTGTTGACCGGGCTCGCAGCAGGCACGGTCACCGTCGGCGCGGACAGCTTGAACAGCCACTCGCACCGGGCACAGCGGAACGTCAGCGCCGCGACCGGCAGGAAGTGCGCGGCGAACCAGCAGCGTGGGCACCGGACCTTCGATGCCTCTACCGGGGTGATCGTCGCGCCAGCGTCAGGCACCGGTTACCGCCTGCTCCGCGCCCGCGTCGGGGGAAGGTCGACAGCGTCGGGTCCCGCGACGGTGCTCAGGTTGTCGGTCATCTCCTGCGGGTCCGGCGTCATAGCCCCGCTGGTTTCCGGCGCCATGCCGTCCTCGATGACCTGGACGCTGGAACTGCCCTCCGGGTCGGGCCGGGGCGCGTCCGAGCCGGGCGGCGGCGCGGCCGGGCGGAACAGGCGGCCGGAGACGGCGCGGGGCGGCAGGAAGGCGCCGTTCGGGACGACGCGCGGCGGCAGTTCCGCGCGCGACCCGTCTGGGCCGGACAGCTTCCGCACCACGTCGACAAGGCGGCCGTCGCGGGCGCCCTTCCGGTTGAACGCCTGAGCCTCGGCGTCGGTCAGGTAGACCGTCTCCCCCGCGTAGACGAGGTCGCTGTCCCGGTCTTCCCTGGTGTTGCCGCGGCGCGGCACCGACAGGTTGACCAGCGCGACGTACGGCTCACCCGAGCGCGTTGCGGGAGTCGCGAAGGTGCCCTCTCGGGCCATCAGCCCGCGCAGTACCTTCTTCTCGTCCTCGGTGAGCGGCCGGGCGTTGTCGGTGTCAGTCACAGCAGGAGACATGTCACGATCCGTGTTCGGTTAGGTTTTCGTTAAACGCCGCTGAGCAGCGCGATTGCCAACGGCTGGTCGAGCCCTAGTGCACTGGCCCTCTGGGTATCACTTCTGAAGATTTTTGTTGGTTCATGTCGGTATAGGGGACCAGCCTGGAAGGGCAGCTCATCGGCGTAGAAACCTGCGCGATGACGTTGCATGATGATCGCGTTGCCCGCAGGCACCTGACGCGAGACCAGTACGTCCAGGTTGAAGATCTTGTTCGGCAGCGTGCCGGTGTACTGCAAGTTCTCCGACGCGATGTCACCGATGTACGGGGCCGCGAAGGTGCTCGACTGGAGGAGCGTGTTCTTCGTCCCGTGGTTGATGATGAGCGTGTCGGCCTCGAAGCCGAGCCACTGCGTCACGCCGGACGGGGAGACGATGTTGGCGTTCTCGACCAGGTAGACGGCCTGCGCGATGTCGGCCCGGATCGTCGCGGAGGCGGACGCCCACGGGTTCGCGACGGCAAGCGTCTGGATGCTCGCGTTGGCGACGACGGCGCTGTAGAACGCGGTGTTCCACGAGTAGACCATCGTGTTCTTGACCTGGAGGAGCTGCCGCGTCACCGGGTCGATGGCCTGGCGGCGCCGCATCTCGTCGGACACCATGATCGCCATCGCGCGCTCATGGCTGAACACCACGCGGGGCACGCCGATCGACGTGGGCACGACCGGGACCTCGCCGAACTCCGGCCTGATCTCCGGGAAGTCGTCGGCGTACAGCGGCGTCGACTCGCTGTACCGCACCGCGCCCGAGGGGGCGGCGCCGCCCATGCGCAGGACGGAGTCCATGATGAACTCGTTCTGCGTGATGTCGAGGATGAGCGCGGGAATGACCAGGGGGTCCTTCAGCAGCTCATTGACGGTAATCCGCGGGGCGTCGCTGTAACCGCGTGCGCCAGTGGGCATGTCTCAGTCCCCTCTAGAAGATCCGGGCCCGGCCCAGGAAGTAGGACGCGGCCCCGGTGCCGCCGATCTGCTGCGTGAGCATCGCGGACGACACCCCGCCGGGGTGGGTGCAGCGGGCGACGATGTTGTTGTAGGCGACGGTGATCGCCTGCGCGCCGGTCGAGCCGCCGAACGGGGTCTGGGTGGCGCCGATCACGGTGCCGTTGCAGCCGACGCCGGACGCGGCGCCGACGACGAGGAGCTCACCGGGCTTGGCCTGGCCGCCGAACCAGCACCAGATGTCGACGCCGCCGTAGTAGACGCCCACGTAGTCGCCTAGGACGGAGATGTCGATCGCGGGCTCGCCGTAGGAGTTCGCGGCCCCGGTCTGGGTGCTGATCACGTTCGCGTCGGTGCCGGCGACGCCGAGGACAGCCACCGCGCCGCCCGCCGCGTTGGCGATGGACGGGGTGACGGTCAGGTCGGTGGTGCCCGCCGTCTGGGTGTGGGCCTCGACGAACTGGCCGCCGAAGATGAGGCCCGCGGCCTGGTAGTTAGCCGGGCCGGTCTTAAGGTGCGGCAGGACCGCAGTCATCGGCGCATCCCCTTTTCGCTGGTCGCCATTGCTAGAACATTGCTGACGCCAGCCGCTGGTATGCTTGCGTCATGCCGTCGAGAAGCGGATCTCGCCCAGACCTTTTCGTGGAGCCCGGCCAGCGATTCGGCAGGCTGGTTGTGATTGACCCGGAAACGCGAGTGGGCATCACGCCTGATAAGCCGAAGGGGTGGCGTGCCGCCGTGTGCCGTTGCGACTGCGGGCAGCCGGCCACGGTCAAGCTGTCCGGGCTGCTCAGGGGAAGCGTCAAAACGTGCGGCAAGGCGTGCGAGTTCTCGCCTGGGAAGATGTCCGCCAGGACGGCCGAAGGCAGGGCGCGTGCAGCCACCCTGAATAGCCGCATGACTCCTGAGCAGAAGGCGCGGCGGCAATCCGGCGCTACCAGGCACGGACTTACCGCGGGCGGGAGGGAGCACCCCCTGGTGCGCCTCTGGTACAGGATGCTCCGGCGCTGCGAGAATCCCGCCGCGCACAACTACCACCTCTACGGCGGCAGGGGCATCCGTGTTCACGGACCCTGGCACGACCTTGCCACGTTCATCGCCGACATCGAGGCGGAGATCGGGCCGCAGCCGGAGGGACGGCACCCGAGCGGTGTCCCGCTCTACACGTTCGACCGCATTGACAACGACGGGCACTACGAGCCGGGAAACGTCCGCTGGGCCACGGCGAAGGAGCAGGTCGCTAACCGCCGGCCCCGGGAACTGGAATCGTCCTGTGTCGCCTGCGGGACTCCCTGGGATGAGGCGAACACGTACATCAGCCCGGCCGGCCACCGGGAGTGCAGAGCGTGCCGCCGGGGACGGCAAAGAGAGCGCGCCAAGACCCAGGCCGTGGGATGACACGGGCCGCTCGCTAGCTGCCATTCGAGCACCCCGCACTCTCACCAAGTTGGTCGTGCATGGTGCTGGTGGTGACGGCCCGGAGGTTGGAGCCGCTGATCGCGCTCACCTCGGAGGCGGACAGCTCAAGCACTTCGCCCTTGCGCAGCGTCCGCGCGGGCGACGTGTAGCCGGACCCGGCGACCGTCGTGGTCGCGGTGACCACGTAGCGGGTCACCGCAGGCCCGTCACGTTCTTGAACCTGGACACCAGGTCTTCGCGGGAGGCGTCGGCCTGCTCGTGGGCGACGCCTTCCGGCTCGTCCATCGGGGAGCCGAGCTCCACGTCGAGGTCGAGGAGGCGGGCCTGCCTGGCGTACTCGGTGAGGACCCGGCGCATGACCGCCCCGGCGTCCACGGTCTTGCCGTTGGACAGCTCAACCGCGTGCCCGGCGCCCTCCAAGAGGGGACGCGCCAGTTCGGTGATATAGGGAGGCACCCCGGAGTCGGCGAGGCGCCGCTTCTCCGCCTGGTAGTCCTCCTCGCGCAGCCGCGCCGTCACCACGGCCAGTTCCCGCGCGGTCTCTTCCTGCCTCGCGTTGGCCAGGTCGATCGCGAACTGGGCCTCAGCGGTCAGTCCTGCTGCCACGGGCTCCCCCTCCGGCACGGTGTTCGGCCGGTAGGCGGGCGCCTCGGCTTCGGTGGTCTCGGCGTTGAACTCGGCCTCAAGGGCGGCAAGCTGCTCGTCCGTCATGCCTTCGATCTGCGCGACGAGGTCGTCGCCGTCGTCCTCGGCGCCGTCTTCGCCGTCGTCCTCCGCGTCGGGGGCGACCATCGCGGTCACCTCGTCGGGGGTGAGCACAACGCCACCCGCCGCGAGGGCGTCAAGCTGCTCGTCGGGCAGGTCGAGCAGGGCCGCGAGCTTGGCCCTCTGCGCGTCGGTGAGGTTGCCGAGGTCCGCCATGGCGGCCGTCCCTTCCGGGTCAGTGCCGGCGTCGCCGCTGGCGGTGTCTTCCTGCTTGGCTGCCTTGGCGGCCTTCTTCGCGGCCTTGCGGTCGGCCTTCGGCTGCTCGCCGGTGAAGGACTCGGCGGACAGGTCAAGGACCGTGTCCGCCTCCGGGTTGGCGGCCTCGATCGCCTGCCACGCGCCCAGGCCGGGAATCCGCGGGTCGAGGGTGCCGAGAACGTGCTGGATCGCGGCCGGGAAGTGCTTGCCGTCGGAGCGGGCGTAGTCCTCGACGATCCGGGCGCTGATGCCCAGCTTCGGGTTCTCGGTCAGCACCTGCTCGCCCGCCGGGGTGACTTCCGCGGTGACGTACAGGCCGTCGTCGGTGAGTTCCATGCCGGTGACGTGGCCGCGGGTCCGCTCCGGGTTATTGGTGTGCGCGTTGTCGTCGGTGGCGAGCTGGAACGGCACGTCGTCGTAGGCGCCGGACTTGAACGACTGCACCAGGCGGCCGAGGTAGTCCCTGGTGAAGTGGAGCATCCGGCCCTTGTACTCAACTTCGCCGATCGGCAGTACCTTCTTGCGCCACAGCCGGTTGCCTAGCTCCACCGCCTCGGCGGATGTGAACGGGGTAAGGACGAGGCCGGTCATCGGTCAGGCCGCGGCCTTCTTGGTGAACTTCTCCGAGTTCTTCGCGAACGCCAGCGCCCGCGCCTGCGGGAAGCCCTTGGCGAGCAGCTTCTTGTAGATGGCCTGCCCCTTCGGGGACAAGCCGTTCGCGTCGGTGCCGCCGTCTCCGTCGTCTGCGCTGTCGCTGCCCGCGCTGGCCGCCGTGGTCATGCGCGGGCCGTCACTCGTTCCGACGGTCGGCGTGGCGAACCCGGCCGACCGCATCGCCGGAATCCCGTACTCGGCCATCAGCGGGGTCTGCTGCGGCTCAGGCTGGAGCGGCGGGGTCTGCGGCCGGACGGCGCCCTTGATCGCCCCGTTCCACGTCCCCACCGCCTCCATCAACGCCGTGCGCTGGTGGTCGCGGGGGGTGAGGTCACGGCCGTTGATCTTCGCGACCCACTTGCCGTCGTCGGTCCTGCGCATGTGCGCGATCTCCGCGCCGCCGTTGCGGTGCCGCAGGACCGCGGTGCCGTCCGGCTGCCGCTTCACGAGGACGTCCATCGGTCCCTGGATGGGGCGGCGGACGGTTCCCGTGGCGAGTTCGACGGCGCTGCGGGTGTCGCCTGCGAGGGCGTGGGCGGCGTTTCCCTTGACGGTCAGCGGGACGCCGTCACGGACAGAGCCGGTACCGGGGGCGGGGGTGCGGAGGTCTTCGGGCTTGGGCTGGAGGCTCGCGCCGTTCGCGCCGAAGCTGTCCGCCGGGCCGGAGTAGTCGCACTCGGGGCAGACAAGCGTCTGGCCCTGGTCGTCCTTCGTGGTGACCGCGAGGTAAAGGCCGGCGTCGGCGTTCGCGAGGGACTTGCCGGCCGACAGCTTGGCCATCCCGCCGGCGCTGTACTTCTTGCGGCCGATGTAAGCGGCCAGGGCGTCGGGGTTGCTCGCGCCGCGCTTGGCGAGGGCACCAGACAGCTTCTTGAAGCGCGCGCCGCTGCCGAGCTTGGGCGCGGCCAGGTCAAGGGACGCCGACAACGGTTCCTTCCTGTCAGCGCGCCACGCTTAGAGGACAGACTAGCGCCTTGCACTTGCAGATGCACGGAGCAAATGCACGTGCAAACGGTAGAGTTTGCAGGCGAGGCCGGGCACGTCAGCGCGCCGCTAACAGTGCCCGGCCTCTCACGTGCCCGGAATGTCCGTTGTGCAATGAGTGCACTCGCGCCTAAGCCAAATCAGAGGTGCCTCCCCTTGACGTGTGCACTGGTTGCACTGCCGAGTGCACTGGGTGCACAAATGACCTGCGCGAGTTGACAAGATTCCGCCGAGGGGACTACGACTCGGTGTCAACGACCTCCCCCTCCGGGCAGGAGGACGAGTCCGGAGGACGACAGAACTCAGCGGCAAGGTTGTACGAGTGCCGCCGCCCGATGCCGATCCCCTGCGCGAACCTCGCGAAGTCCCCGTACTTCTCGGGGAACGCGTCGCCTCTGGCCTCGGCGAGGATGAGCCGCATCCGCGCAGGGTCAAGGCCGGGCCAGCTAAGGATCAGGTCGACCGCTTCCCTCAGTGCCGCCGCCGCCATCGGGTCGGGCGCGGCCGGGGCGCTGAGCGCGTAGGAGCCGAGGCAGGCAGGGCGGACGCCGAGCGAGAGAAGCGCCGAGCGGATCGCGCCCTTGTCGCACCTGCACCTGCGGCACGCGCACGCCCAGATGCTCCGGTAGTGGGTCCGGTCGGGCTGGGAGATGCGGAAGCCGCCGTGATTGCAGGACGGGCATGCGGCTTCCCAGTCGGTGCCGTCCCGTTGGACGCCGGACAGGCGCGCGGCCACGTGCTCGGCGCGGCACTGCTGCGGGGTCGCATGGCAGCCCATCAGCAGCACGCGCGGGGGTATTGAGGGCACGCCAAGCGCGCCCTACTACCATTGGGCAATGTCGAGGCCTTCCAAGATAAGGCTGAGACGAGTGCCTCGGGGGGTGTTAGCCGCACCCTCCGAGGACCCATGGCGCTATTAAGCTTTCGCCTGGTATTTTACCGCGTTTCGCCAGCTTGTTCGGGGTTCTGCCCCTTCTCTCGCGCCGGTTCCATTTCCCGCAGCCGCCAGATGATCTCCGCGTGCAGCGACCGGACGTTGCGCTCTGCCGCCGCCTTCAGTTGCTTGTGCAACTCGTCGGGGAGCCGCAGCGAAATCTGCTTAACCATGGCATGAGGGTAGCATCACTTTGCCGCTAGCATCATAATGATGCTACACTTAGGAGTGTCGGGAGGATGGTCCTCCCGGGAGGGGCGGCCATGACGGTCCAACTGCAAAATACGAGCGCACTGGGAATGTTCCGGTTCGGCTGGCGCAGTCGGCACGGTAGCGCTGAGCACTCGATCCAGTGGGGCGACGGCATGGGAAACCCGCTGGCCTTCCAGGGGACGGCGGCAACCGAGGTACGCGACCCCGAGCGATTCGGCTTCAAGCGGCCCGTGACGGTCAAGAACTTTAAGGCGTTCGTTCAGTGCTTCGCAGAAGCGTTCGAGGAAGAACACGATGATGACTGACGCCGCGCTGCCGAAGGGCGGCGCGAGCACGGCGTACCCGGACGGTGCTTACGTTCCGCACCGGCACGAAGATGGTCCCGTGGTCACGGTCAGGTTTGCTGACGGCGGGCAGGCTGACTTCCGCGCCGGAAGCGACTGGCCGCGCAACGCACGGGTGCGGTACCGCGGGCTTGAGGTTCACGAACTACGGGTCGACGTCGACGTGGACGTGAACCCCGACGGGAGGGTCTGGGCGTCGTCCATCTGGAAGACCGACGTGGCGGGCATCGACGGCGGGAACGAAGTGCCCCAGAAGGTGCGGGATTCCGTGGAGGCGCTATGCCGGAAGCGGGCACGGGAGGCCCGGCAGTCCATGCGGACGGTAACGCGAGGCTAGAGGGCATCTGCGATCCGGGCCAGCGTCGTCCCCGCGTCCTGCACCTCGCGCAGCGCCTGCGCCTTGCCCGGGTCGTCCAGCAGCGGACGGGCGAGGTCATTCACCTTCCCCTGTGCCGCCTTGGCCCGGTCGGCGGGATTTTCCTGTACCCACCGCAGGATCTCGTAGGCGCGCTTTCCTTCCGGGGTCAGGTCAATGCTCACGGTCGTATTGTCGCACGACCGCCATGGCGGACTTCCACGGCGAGGCCTCCGCCCCGGCCGGGTCTTTCGCCCACTGCCGCTGAATCCGGGTCTCTAGTGCCGCGAGCGGAGCACCCTGGAACTTGTCCGGGTCAACGCCGGCCGCACGGATCACCTGCCTGGCCATCGCGGGCACCTTCCCGCCGACGCCTTCCCTGTTGATCTCATCAGCCAGTTCCCGCACCCGCTGCGATTTCGGGCCTTTGCGCTCAGCCTTCGCCGCGTCGAGCACCCACTGCTGCGCAGCGGCGGTCTGCCACCCGTAGTGGCCCCACGCCTCGCCCTTGGCGATCCGGTCCGGGTCGCGGAGATGCTCGGCGTACTCGGCGACGGTGGCACGCCTGACCTTGCTCGGCGTGAGGTTCAGCTCGCCCATCGCCTGCCAGATCCCGCCCTTGAGGCCATCGTCTTTCGCGGCGAGGTGCGCCTTAGACAGGTGCTCGATCACGGAGCCGACATCGGGCGATGCCTTGCCCATCTCCCTCGCGGCCATCCGCAACTGAAGCTCAGCGGATGCGCTCGTCGCCTCGTTCGCCTGCGCGGCCAGTTTCGCGATCTCGTCCTTCCGTGCCGCCAGGTCCGTCTTGTCGAATTCCTCCCGGGGACGCCCGGCGGAGGTGACGGACATCATGCCGGTCTCCTGGTCGCCGACGCCCATCTGTGTCAGGAACTCCGGTGCGTGGTGCACGGCGCCGAGCTCGGTGAACCCTTCCTCGATCGCGGCGTTCTGCGGGTCCTGGTAGGCACCCTTGTGCATCTCATGGGTCTGCGGCGCGGACGGGAGGGTGTCCCGGCCTGCGGCAGTGAGCCGCCATGAGTGCACGGGTGGCGTGGACTGCCCGGTCTCGGGGTTGTAGGTACTGCTCGTGGTCGGCGACCGGGCGAGGAGGCCGCGGCTGGCGAGGTCGTCGATCGTGTCCTGCGAGATGCCAGTGTCGCGCTCGCGGGCATCGGCGAGGGTGTGCAGCGTCGGGGTTGCCCCGCCTGTCGGGTTGCCCTTGTCCATGTGACTGAACGCGGATAGCGCCGTCCGGTGCCCCGCGGGGAGCGCCTTCCACTCCGCTGACTCACCGCCGGCGGGGACGGTGCCGTGGATCAGTTCGTGCAAGACATCGATGTGCGGCATGAAGGCGGTTACCGGATCGGTTACCTTCACGCCCTTGGTGTTCTCGGTGAGCCGTTCGGCGAGCTCCCTCTGGAACCCCATGGTCCCGTCCCAGCCCATGTACGCGGCCACAGCCGGCCTGTCCTTGGCGTTGAACAGGGCGACCTTGCCGTTCCAGTCGCTACGGCCGCCGCCGAGCATCCCCGGGACGACGGCGTGCGCCTGTGCCGCGAAATTCTTCACGGCAGTCTCAGCCTCATCGGTCAGGTCCGACTCGGGGGCGGCACGCTGTAGGCCGGAGGCGCGGCTGGCGGACTCCTGGTGCCATCTGTCCGGTACCTTGCCGTGGAAGTGGGACTTCGCGGCGACCGGGGTCAGGGGAACCCACGGGTGCCGCCAGTCGAATGGCGTTCCGGGAATGTGGTGCCCGTGGCCATCCCCCGTCAGGAGGAACTGCCCGGTAATCGTCCCGCTAGGGACTTTTGGGCGCACCGCCAGGCGATCCTGCCCGCTCACCGCCTCCGCGTTCGCCAACTGGGCCGTGATCGTCCCGCCGTCAGCCTTGGCGTACCTGGCGTGCTGCTTCCCGCCGCCGTCCTCGGCTGGCGACTCAGCCGCGCCCAGCCCGGCTAGCCACTTCGCCTCGCCGGGGTAGTTGTCCGCGAGGTGCTGCCGGAGCTTCCCCGCGTGCTCAGCCGCCCCGCCGAGGTGCTTCTCCGCGTGGTCGGCGTTGAAGCTCCACTCGTCGTCCGGCGTGTCCTCTGTAATCGCCTTGGCGTGCTCACTGGCATGGGCTAGCTCGTGGAGGCTGGTTTCGAGCAAATGGGCCGTGGTCGCGCTCTTGGCGTCGTCGCTGACCGCCTTGGCGAGCCCCACCGCGTCCTTCACCGCCTCCAGTTCCCCGGCCTCGTCCGGGTAGTGGTCACGCAGGTTCGCCGCGAGGTCGTGCCCGGCCCTCAGAGCTGCTTCCAGGTGCCCGGCGAGGAGAGAGGCGTGGTACTTCCTCAGGTCCCCTGTAGCGTCCCGTGCGGCCTTCATCCGCTGCGAGGCATGGGTGAGCTTGTGCCCGATCTCGTTCACCCGGTGGGCGGTGAACAGGGATACCGCGGCGGGGTCGGCGGGGACGGGAAGTCCAGGCGGCTCCATCGCCTCCGGGTCCACGGTCGGCGAGGAGGCGAGGCCGATCGCCTGGCCGATGATCCCCGCGTGCTCCTGCGCCGTCCTGGCCGGCCGGCGGACGACCTCCACGTCCCCCGGCTGCCACTTGAACTTCTCCTTCACGCCGGTCACGCGGGCCCCCTGTAGGTCGCGGTCAGCTTGCGGATCTTGCCGAGCACCGGGTCGTTGACCACCTGGTCGCCGGTGATCTCGTACCGGCCGCCGTGGTTGAGCACCAGTTCCTTCTCGGCCTCGCCGCCTTCGCTGTAGTGCCCGGCGGCGCCCGGCTTGACGACCTTGCTGCCTGCCGGGACGTGGATTTCCATCAGCGCCGGGTCGGATTCCGAGCCGAACATGCCCGCCTGCCGCTGATCGGTCGACACGCTGGTGAAGCCGTGGTCCACGAACTGGGTTCCGGCCGCGTCGCCCTTGCCGAACAGCGCCCCGGTGGTGCCCCGGTAAGCGACGATGTGCTGAGTGGTCGGCGGCGCCTTGTCAAAGGCGCTTTCCAGGTTGCGGAGTTGCGCCTTATCGGTCTTGTCGGTCAGCTTGCCGCCGCTTCGCAGCGGCGGGTTCAGCCGGCCGCTGCCTACCGAGTAGTAGTCGGCCGCGTCGCGTTCCTTCTTGCCTACAGGCTCGGTCACGTGATCATAGGCTGCGTCCCCGCGAAGCGCAGCAGGCGCCGTCTTGGCAGCCTGCGGCGCACTGGCGCGGCGCTGGGCGGACGCGGTGCCCTTCACGGCACTGCCGGGTTTCGCTGCCGCCTTGTGGCCGCCCGGCCGGCGGACGCCGTCTTCGCCGACTTCGGTCCCGTCGATAGGGATGAAACCGTGTTTGTAAACCATCGGGGTGCCTGCCACATGGTGGCCGTGACCGTCGCCGGTGAGGCCGATCGCCTGCCCGGTGATCGAGAACTCCGCCGGCGCGAAGTACAGCAGGTCGAGCCACCTCCGCACGTCACGCTGGAGCACCGGGGGCGCGGCATCCCACGCCGGCGTCTCCATCACCTGCCTGACCGCCGATGCCTGCTGCGTCACCGGCTGCCCGTCGAGGCCGAGCGCCGAGACGAGGGCATGGACGGTGGCGACGCCCGGGTACGGCCACGCCGGGCTGTCGGCGAGGTCAAGCTGCCCGGTGATCGTCATTTCATCTTCGCTGCCTGCGCCGTAGCCGCCGCGGCGGACTTCAGCAGGGCGCTGATCTGCGTGTTGAGCGAGACGATCTGCGCCTTGGCCTGAGCCGTGCTGGCCGCCTTCGACGTGGCCGAGGTCGCGGCGGCCGTCGTCTTCTTCGCGGCGGTAGTGGCCGCCTTGGCGGTCGTGCTGGCAGCAGCCGTGCTGCTCGCCTTCGCAGCGGTCGTCGTGCTCGCTGCCGTGGTCTTGGCAGGCGCGGTGGTCGACGTCTTGGCGGTGGCCGCGGTCTTGGCCCCCGCCTGCCCGCTCGAGGTCTTCCCGCCCGCGCTCGCGAGTGCCTTGACCAGGGCGTCCCGCTGCTTGATCAGCGCGCTTGCCTTCGCCTTGTCGTCCTGCGCGGTAACCAGGAGCCCCGCCTTGGCGGTGGAGACGTGGTTGAGGTGCGCGACGTGGGCGACGTGAGCCGCGTGCTTCTGCGCCGCGGTCATCGGCTTAGCCGGGGCCTTCGCCTGCTGCTTGCCCTTCGCCGGCTGCTGCTGCGCGCCGGACTGGGCGCCGCCTCCCGCGAACTGGCCGCCGCCCGGCCCGACCGGGAGACGCGGCTGAGCCGGGTTGAACAGGTCGATCACCGTCGCCAGCTCAAGCGCGCGGTCATCCCACGTGACCGCATGACCGTGGACCGCCTTCGCCCTCGCCCCTGCCGCGGCTTCCTTCGCGAGCGCCCCGCCCGCCGCGGCGGCAACCTCAGGATGGACTCCGCCTCCCCCGTGCGCCCACTTCCGCAGCGCCCCGTAAGCGATCGCCGAGG